GGTTTTATATCTTTTTTAAATGCTATATCTGAATTTGGAGTTATTGTACCAGTGGCTAATATATTTCCTGACACATGGAGTTTTTCACTGGCATTATCTAAACCGATACCAAAATTTCCTGAACTATCAAGGCGAGCTTTTTCTGCTAATACTCCATCTTTCCTTGTTTCAAATATTAAATCTGCTGTCCTATTGGCTGTAGTAGAAAAATCTTCAGTAGCTTTACATTCTATTCTTGCTCCAACAGTTGTGTTAGAAGGTAAAAAATCAACACCACATTCACCTGTAGCTGAGGTATCTGTATTACCAACCCCAATACGACAAGCAGATGATCTTAGGGCTGTAATTACTGCATCTGTGCTATGAGGTGACGTGACACCAACTAAAAATCTTCCAGACGAATCTATTCTGGCTCTTTCACTATTATTAATAAAAAATTCAAGGGCATCATCAGTATGATCATATCTAATAGAACCAATAAAATTATCATCTGTATCACCAAAAGCTAAACCACCTACCCCAGCATTATTAGATAATACTTTTAAATATCCTTCGCCAGTCTTTCTAAAAACAGCAATGTCATTAGAACCTGCACTAACGCTTACGTCTGTATGTACAACGTCAAGAATAGTATCAGGAGACGAAGTACCGATCCCAATCCGATCATTACCAGCATCTACATAAAATAAATTGGCTTCAGTGTCACCTTCAATTCTGAAATCTACATCTGCTCCATCTTCATTAAATATTGTTGTAGTTCCTAACTCCATTCTTTCAACACCACCAGTGGCCACGTTAAAAGTATCAGCAGCAGAACTAAAAATACCTGTATTTAAATCATCTCTAAAAGCTAGTGCAGGAGTGCTTGCAGAGCCATCTTCAAGAGTTATCGTTCCATCAAGTTGAAATAATTCAATCCACCCATCATTAGCTGAGTTTCTGATTTTCATTACATTATTACTAAGATCAGCCCACCATTGATATGCATATTTAGTGGCAGGTTCTGATGAATTTGAATTATTACTTACAATTGCAGCTAAGGCATTATTTAAATCCGCTCGAACAGCCGCACCTGTACCGTTGGCAATTATATAGTCATGTGTAGCCATTTTTTAAAACATTACTTAAATTTAATCATAGTATAAGGCAAATTAAGAGCCTCGTCCAAATCCGACAGCGGTATATTTAAAATTTAAATTTTTAAAATTATTGCTGCTATCTCTTACTTCTATAACAAACTGTGTTCCCGTTACACTTGTAATTTTAAAATAATCACCTGTTACTGCACCTTCCAATGTGATCCCTATTGTTGGTAAGAATGCCGTTGTTGAACCACCTAAAGAAGCCGTACCCGTAAAAAACGGATGAGAAAATACTACTGTCTTGGCAGAAGTACCAGATGCAATCGCTGTATTAACAGTTTCTGTTCTTCGTTTTACACTCGCCTCAAACCCTAGTTCAGATACATTTATATTCTGCGCAGGATCATCAGATGTCATCTCACATTTAAATTTGAAACCTCTTGCAGAATATTCACCATTAGCAAAAACATTAAATTGGGTAAAAGATGCACTGCCAGAACTCGGATCATCGTCAGTTGTAGAAACAAGCAATTTTGCATTTACATTTTCAACCGTTCCACCATCAACATCAGTCCAAGTATCAATATTTGCTGTTCTTGAATCAAACAAGTCGTTAGGCAATACACCAAAAGTGACGAATCTGCGTTTTAAAATTAGATTAAATTTTGCACCAAGATCAACAAGATTCTGAAATTCATAAGATCCTGTTGAAGATATTGGCCCTGTTGTGATATCAGCATGACCAGCAAAATCAAAGTTTGTAATATTATCAAAATCTGCTACATCATCCAATAAAGTTGTTCCCTGTAAAACTAAACCATCAAGAGTTTCATCATAAAATGTATTAACTTTATTACCTTGAAATGGTGGTGTATCAGTATCTTCTCTTTCAGTAAGAATAACTTGATGCGGTTGTGGATCTGGTTGTGTAATTATTATCTTTGCTGCATTTTCAGAAAGATTACCACTATCATCTTTGAATTTTATTAAATATGTTCCACTTAAGGCAGGAACAAGAGTTTCAGAAATATTACCCGCAAGTGCAGGGATAATATCTGTTGAGTTAGAAAAAGTTGCATTATTGCCAGTTTCAGGAGTATGCCTGACTATTACATTGCCACCATGTAAAACATCAACATCTGTAGATTGAGTAAATCTAAGCCTTACAAATTGTTCTGATACAGGTTCAATAGTCAAATTCGTAGGATCTGCTGGTAAAGCTGTTTTTCCCTGAGCAGTAAATGAAAAATTTGAAGTACTACTGCTTAATTTACCTAAAGTATTGACAGATTTAACAGCAAAAGTATAAGTTCCTAACCTTGATTCAAAAAGTTCAAAACTGGGTCTTGCAACTCTAAACCTTTCTGGGTTGTCATTTTCATATTGAAATTCTAATAAATATTCTTTAACACCCTGTACTGGTTGCCATGCAACAAATATTTTTGATACCGCCCTATTGTTTAATACAACAATCTGCTCTGTTGCCGTAAGGTTACTTGGAGAAGGCTTTTGGTCTAGTAAAGTTGTTATTGTTCTAGGATTCGCAGCAATTGTTGTATCTTCTACCTGTGCATATTTATTTGTATCGTGAATTACTGCTGTAATAGTATATTCAGAGTCATTTTTTTCTTCGATGGAAACTACACGAAATATTTGAAATTCAACAGCAGTATTTTCTATAGCCCAGACACTGTTTGCTAAAGGTGCAGATGAAAAAGCCGAAGAAACTACTATTGTTGTTCCACTAATAGAACTTATTGATCTTGACTCTACTGATCCATCAGATAAAACAACTGATAACGTAGCGGAATTTTCTATTGTAAGATCAGTATTATTTTCATCATCTACAACAATAGTTGTTGTATTGGTAACAGATTTTATACGTCCTCCTCTTCTTACGCCTGCCCTTAATGAATCAGCAATGGCGATAATAGTTGAAGGTCTGATAATAACACCAGCTTCAAGGGTCGTCGTAAAAGAAACAACCTCTGATTCTTTTAAATTTGAATATAAAAACCAACGTCCCAATCTATTTGCCTGACCTCTTGAAGTACAGGCAAAAGCCTTTATAGTTTTTCTTGTTCTGCCAAATTTAGAAATGGAATCTGACAAAGCTGTTATGTCAGCAGTTGTTATTAATTCGTAGTCTATTGTTTGGGTGTCATTATCAAAATAAGCAACTTCAACTTCTGTGAATTTTGTTCTTTGTGCTGTTCCCTGATATGTAAAACCTTCTTCTGTTACGTTTGAGTTATTAAAAATATATTGTGGGTCTGATGTATTTGTTGTGGTGTTAGTTGGTCTGTCCTGAGATATTTGCAGTGTGCCATTACTATAAAATGGCATCGCGTTCATCACAGCACATAAATCATTAATTAAAGAATAGGCATCATTTTTTTGATTAAGAATTACATTGCAGCTAAATCTTGGCTCTGTTGTATTTGTAATCGGATCAGTAATTAATTCACTTGCATATTTACTGGCAGAGAAGAATGAAAAAACATCTAAAGTATCAGCATCAATAACCCCATCCGGCCCACCAAAACCTTTATCTGTTGTCAAAATGTCATATAAAATCCAAGCGGGATCAGAGCACCATTCCTTATCTGTTTTAAACGTACCATCAAAAATATAATCATCTGAATAAATGACCCTGCCATTATCACTATCAATGGTTGTATTATTAGGCACTTTAATTTTTGTACCCTTGATACGGTACATACGCTTTGGGTATCTTTGAAATTCCTGTGCATTAAATCTTATGGCGACATAGGCAAAACCCTGATAAGCACTTGTATCAGTATTTATTTCAGTAAAAGAAAGCCAATTAGTTACGTTTTGCAGTCGTGAATCTGTACTGTCTTCTGTATCTCTGATAACTGTTATAGAAACAGGAAATGACATTGTTTTTTCAAACTTGATTTCATAATCTTTTACATAGGGACTTGTTGCTTTACCATTAATTGCATTTTGTTCTACAGGATTATGTATAGTCCCATCATTTTCTACTAGTCTTATTGAAATTTTTACTTCAGTACCTTTTATATCTCCATTATTTTCAAATTTTTGAAGGCTTGGAATCTGTATACTGATTCTTACCTTGTCAACATTTGAATCAGTGATTGTTCTTGTTACTGATGTAGCATTTGTAACCTGAACTCCAACAGGAACAGTATTTTCTATTGCATTAATTTCTTGTAAAGCTGTTTGATCTGATGCACCATTCTTAAAAAAAATTTCTACATCAGAAAAATTTTCATCACCATTTGCATTTTGTAATGGTGTGTCATCGAGAAAAACATTTTTACGAAAAGTATCAGTGCCAGCACCGCCAGTATCTAATATGGAATCTATTTCTCCATATCCGAGTAAATCTAATACGGTAGCAAATTGTTTACTACGCAGACCACCATCTATAAGATCAGGATCAACTATCCCTTCTTCAAAATGATGTGCTAAGTCATCAACTAATCTAGGCATTAGGTTATGTTTTTAACTACTTGAACAGAATCTGTACCTGAACTTATTATAATTGAACCACTAAAAACAAGACCATAAATTATAGGAATTGGAACACCACTAGAACTGACATTCTGGATGCCACTAAATGAATATGAACCTCTTATGGCTGGATCAATATCACTGACACTTGAAACATCAGGAACTGGATTTTGTGGTGCTAAAAGATCAGTTACCCCACCAATAAGCATTGTAGTTCCAACAGTTGTTAATGCTGTTGATAAGACAGTTCCAACAAGAAAACCTGCTACCCCTGTTAATGCTGTTCCAGCAGCGGCAGCCCCAGCACCTATTCCTATAAGACCAACAACAGCAGGAACAGAGCCTGTTGCAACTGGTATAATTTGTATATCACCTTGACCTGTCATTGATAAATATTCTTCTGTAATTACCCTACCGCCCATTTTAATTTTATATATCTGATCATTCATATGTTTTTGTATTCCTTCAAAATTTGCGATCAAAAAACTCATCGCCTGTTGTGGTGATTTTACCGCAGCCATAAAATATGGCCTTCCTAAAAATTGCCTTAACTTACCATAAACTTTTATTTTTTTAAGACGCATATCTGTAAACTCCTCTAAGTGCCTGTTGATATCTTAAGTCAAAAGGTTCTCGGCAGCTAAGACTTTTTATATTATGATTCAATATCATATTATCGCCTATAAAAACAGCGACATGATCTAAATTGCCTGTGACAGATTGAAAAAGCAAAACATCACCAACTTTTATATTTTTATTGTTTTGTTGTTTTTTAAATCCTGTAATTGGTAAACCTTTTTCAAATAAAGGGTTTTCAATAAAATCTTTTATTCGTTTTGGTCTTTTCCACTCTTTGAGTTTAATATTTTTTGTTTCTAAAAACCAATCAGAAATAATACTCCAACAGTCATATTTTCCCCAGATAAACTTACGACCAATTAATGAAGGTGCTTTCCATCCTGAAGGTTCAAACAATTCCCAATGATCATGTTCAATACTGTATATATAATATGGATAGCCAAGATGTTCACAGGCTGCTCTGTCTGTATCAGAAGGTGTTGCCGCACCTACAGGATGACTATGTATAACACCGATAATTTCTCCTGTATCTTCACAATCTGCCCAGTCATCAGGATCAAGGATAAAAAATTCAAATTTACCCTCTGCTAAATTTTTACAAGACCAAAAAGTTTCTTTACCCTTTATAATTGCCAACAAACCACAAGCCTCTGCTGGTGCTTGTTCTTTTGCATATTTTATAAAAGATTCTTTCCAAGTCATAATTAAAAATTAACAAATGTTCCAACGCCTGCAAAGTCAGCCTTTGTTACAAGTTTTTTTGGTGCAGATATACCAAACAGATCAAAAGAACTTACAAGTTCAAATTGTACAATATTTCTATTTTCAATAGTTTTTCTTTCAATAAAATAAACTTCTCGTGGTAACTCTGCTGAAGGATCAACAGAACCGCTTTTATATGGGTTTACATCAGATGGAAAATTCACTTCATCTAAATCTTTACTCAATGCTCTGCGTC